TTTGAAGAAGAAACCAAGCTGTCCGGTTTCTCGGCTGCACCAGTTAAGAACGAAGGTTCTGCCATTGCTTATGACAATGCACAGGAAGCGTTCACGGCTCGGTACAACCATGAGACCATCGCCCTCGGCTTCTCCATCACCGAAGAAGCTGTAGAGGACAATCTGTATGACTCGCTGTCGGCTCGTTACACCAAGGCTCTGGCCCGTGGAATGTCCTACACCAAGCAAGTCAAGGGCGCTGCTGTCGTAAACAACGGCTTCTCCTCGGCCTATGTTGGTGGTGACGGTGTTTCTTTGTTCAGCACGGCTCACCCGCTGGTGAATGGTGGTACTAATAGCAATCGCCCTTCTACGGCGGCTGACCTGAATGAGACTTCGTTGGAAAACGCAGTTATTCAGATCGCCGCTTGGACGGATGAGCGTGGTCTGCTGATTGCAGCCAAGCCACGGAAGCTGGTAATCCCGCCTGCTCTGATGTTCGTTGCTACCCGTCTTTTGGAAACCAGCCTGCGTGTTGGTACTACCGACAACGACATCAATGCACTGAAGAACAACGGTTCTATCCCCGAGGGTTACACCGTCAACCACTTCTTGACCGACACTAGCGGCTGGTACTTGACCACCGATGTGCCTAACGGCCTGAAGCACTTTGAACGTACCGCGCTGTCTAATTCCATGGATGGAGACTTCGATACGGGGAACGTGCGTTACAAGTCCCGTGAGCGTTACAGTTTTGGCTGGTCTGACCCATTGGGCATCTTCGGAAGCCCCGGATCGTCGTAAAACGATAGGGTTTTCCCACAAAAGGGGGCTTCGGCCCCCTTTTTTATTGCCTGTTGACTTTTGCCTTTTCTGTGTTACGTTACCTGTTACTAAACGACCAGAGAAGAAAACTTAAAAAAATCGAACAAGCTGCTTGCACATCCTAAAATAGTGTGCTATAAATGAGCCACTCCGGGCTTTCCGGTGCATCAAACTGTCCCGGCAGACGACATACCGATTGATGCACTTAACTTGTATGTAAGGAACCTATCATGGCTTTCGCTACCCATCTTGGCCCGTGGCTGCTCGGCACGGTCAAAAACACCACCGGAACCACCGCTGGCACGATCCAGAACATCGGCGCTACGCAGGTTGCTCAAACGGTGCAACTTAACATGGTAGGCGCGACTTCTGCCGCTGCTATTACTTGTTTTACTTTACCTGCTGGCGCACACATTGTTGACGTTATTGTTGACACCTTGACCACTTTGTCTGGCACTGTTACAGCCGCTGTTATGACTGTTGGTACAAGCGCAACAGCCAACTTGTTCTACCCCTCAACAACCATTTTGACTGCTGGTCGCCAAAGCCCAACATTGACAACTACGCAAGTCACCGCTTACGCTGGCGCTACTTCTACCGCTTCCCCTAACGGAATAGGTATTGGTTCTACCGATGTAATCGTAGTGGCAACTCCTACGTTTACCACTGGATCACCAAGCACAGCGGGTATTGTTCAAATCACTTGCCGTTATTTGGTTGCCGATTCTACCGGCGCGTTGAATCCTTCGCAGGCTTAATCAGGGGGCTGTATGGCAATCACTCACCCTAGTCCTACGTTTCCGATGTATCCGGGGGGTGCGGTAGCTATAACTCCCAGCGACACTGTTCTCCTTGCTTCCCCCTCTGTTGTGTACGTTGGTGTGGCAGGGACAGTCAAGGTTACCACTGCTCAAGGCGACGATACTACCTTTGTTGGTCTGGCAGCAGGCTCTGTTATTCCTGTACAGGTTATCAGAGTTTTTTCTACTGCTACTACTGCAACCAGTCTAGTCAGGATATACTGATATGTCTTTTGGGTTCGGCTTTAGCTTTCCGCAACTCTTCGGATCGTCGGGAGCAGCGGTATCTACAGACGCTTCGTTCCCTTATGTATCGTTACTCACTCCGGGTAATGGTACAAATGCGGCGCAGAACAACACGTTCCTTGACTCCAGCACCAACAACTTCACTATAACCCGGAACGGTACTGCGACCCAAGGAACCTTCACCCCGTTTAGCCAGACGGGTTGGGGCGGGGTTTTTGTTGGCGTTACAGACGCTTTAACTCAACAAACACCGAATGCCGTTTATGGATACGGCACTGGAGATTTTACTATTGAGTTTTGGGTGTTTCCAAACTTACTTGGCTCACAAACATTTGTTAGCAATTTAACTTCTGCTGCCAGCGTTGCACCGCATATTTACTACGCAACTGCTGCTGGTGGCAGTATTAGATACTTTACAAATTCTGCTGACAGAATAACCGGCACAGCATTAAGCATTGGCACATGGTATCATATTGCGGTTTCCCGTACATCGGGATCAACAAAGATGTTTATAAATGGTACTCAAGCTGGATCAACTTACACAGACTCTAATAATTACGGCACATCAAATCCATTAGGCATAGGGGATTATGGAATTCCATTAACCGGTGCAAGCACTCTTAACGGATATATGTCTAATGTCCGTATAGTCAAGGGGGTTGGTGTTTACACCGGAACTTTTACTCCACCGGCAGTTCCTTTAGCCATTACGCAGTCCGCTGGTACTAACATCTCGGCAATAACAGGTACACAGACCAGCATCCTAACTCTGCAAAGCAACCGTTTCAACGACCAGACTGCTGCTAACCAGCCTTTAACTTTAGCTGGCACACCAAGCATACAAGCCTTCTCTCCATTTGAGCCAACCGCTGCGTACAGTGCAGCAACCAACGGTGGGACAGGGTTTTTTAATGGAACTACGGACTCTCTTAGCGCGCCAGCAAATGCTGCGTTTAGTTTTACAGGTAATTTTACAATTGAAGCGTGGGTGTATTTTACTAGCGTTACAGGTGACCTTGATATTGTCAGCAATTATGTAAGCAATGTTGCTGCGGATTGGACTATTGTTAAAGCTTCAGGCAGTACTATTCAATGGTATCCGTCTTCCGCAGCTACTTTTATAAACTCAGGTATTACACCTATTGTAGGCGCTTGGTATCATATTGCAGCAGTTAGGTCAGGGACTACTTGTTCGCTTTATGTAAATGGGGTATCTGGTGGAACACCGCTTACTTTTTCTGGGACGTTAGGTGATGCAGTAAAAGTTGTACGGGTAGGCTCCCGCACCTCAACAAATTACTTTCCCGGTTACATTTCCGGTGCGCGCATAGTTAACGGTACGGCAGTCTATACCGCCAACTTTACCCCGCCAACAGCACCGCTAACGGCAATCACAAACACATCCCTCTTACTTAGCGGAACCAACGCTGGGATCATTGACAATACCGCAAAAAACACGGCAGTAACCACCATTGGTAACGCTCAGATATCAACTGCTCAGAGTCAGTGGGGTGGCGGCAGTATGTTGTTTGACGGGACAGGCGACTGGGTAACGGTGCTTGATACACCTGTACTGCGTTTTGGTACGGGGGACTTCACGGTTGAAGGATGGGTCTACAAGACCACAACAGGGACTGCGGTAAGCCTTGTATCTAAGGGTGCAGCAGCTACGGGCTGGACGCTGGGTGTAAGTGCAACTAACTTCCTAACCGCAAGCTACACTGCTACGACTCTGACGGGAACGGTCACCACCTTGTCTGCAAACACTTGGTACTACTTTGCTTTGGTCAGGAGTGGCACGGCAACAGGCAACATCAAGCTGTACATCAACGGAACCTTGGAAGCAAGTAGCGCCGGGGCAATTACTACAGACTTTAACCAGACAGATGTTCTGTACATCGGGGCCAGCAGGACGGGTACAACGCCATTGACCGGATACATAGATGACCTTAGAATAACCAAAGCTGCCCGTACTGTAACCACAACCCCAACAGCGGCGTTCCCGTTATATTAAATGGCTAAAAAACAAGGCCCAGTTCTCTCAGTTGGCAGGGGTGAGAAGCTACCTGTCTCCAAGGGGGCAGGCTTGACTGCTAAAGGCAGGGCTAAGTACAACGCTGCTACAGGTAGTAACCTCAAGGCTCCACAGCCCGAAGGTGGCCCACGCAAGAAGTCGTTCTGTGCGCGTATGTCTGGTATGCCGGGGCCGATGAAGGATGAAAAGGGCAAGCCTACCCGTAAGGCGGCTTCACTTGCAAGATGGAAGTGCTAAATGACCAATGAAGTCGCTACCGCCAGAGAGCTTGCTACCCATGCAGCAGATATAGACCATCTGCAAAAGGACATGGACAAGCTGATGTCGGATATGAACGATATCAAGAAGACTCTGGTAGATATCCAGTCTACGCTGTCCGAAGCCAAGGGTGGCTGGAAGGCTATGATGCTGCTAGGTGGTGCGAGTAGTGTAGTAGGTGCAGGTCTAGCTCAGTTTGCCCATTGGTGGAGCAAGTAATGCCCTCAAGCAGCAAGAAGCAGCATAATTTTATGGCGGCAATAGCCAATAATCCGGCTTTTGCTAAGAAGGTAGGCATCCCGCAATCCGTGGGACAAGATTTCACAACTGCGGACAAGGGTCGCAAATTCTCAAAAGGTGGTGATATGGCTACGAAAATGAACCCCGGTTTTATGGCAATGATGGCTAAAAAAAAGGGTATGCAAGAAGGCTCCAAAGCTGATATGGCATCAGACAAAAAGCAAATGATGGGCATGAAAAAGGGCGGCTTCACACCATCTTCCATGGGTGAATCGCACCCCGATGTTGGCGGGGGCATGAAAAAAGGCGGCATGGCAAAGATGCGCATGAGGGCGGGCGGCTTCACATCCTCTTCTATGGGTGAGGCACACACAGGTAGTAATGCGGATTACGGTGGTGGAGGTGTCGGCAAAAAAGGAGGTTTGATGCCGAAAGATTTGTCCAAGGCTGAAGGCGGTAAGGCAGACATGAAGCAAGACAAGGCCATGATGCAAGGGGCCGTGAACAAGCATGAAGGTCGTTTGCACAAAGGCGCAACCATGACCAAGCTGGCTAACGGCGGTTCATTCCGCGCATCCGCTAACGGTATTGCTCAACAGGGCAAGACCAAGGGCACGCAGATCAAGATGAACAAGGGCGGCATGTCCTGCTAAGGAGCAAATCATGAAAAGAACCAAACGCTACGAGCGTGGTGGTGATGTAGATGAGGGCGTAAGCGGTGGTGCATCTATTGATGAAATGGGTCGGCGCATTGACGCAGCCCCCGCAGAAGAAACAAAAGCACCCGCCGAGGTTAAACTAACCCCCAAACAAGTTGCATCCTTAAACTCCGATGGCGGTATGGGCAGAGTTAGCGGTACTAGAGATGATGACTTTGGTACGGCGGGGTTCAAAACGGCAAATACTAGAAATGCAGCAGGGGATTTTTATACGGCACAGGGTACGCGAATTGTCCCATTTTTTAAAGACACTTCTACGAGCAACGCCAATGAGTACACGGATAACAAGAAGCGTGGCGGCGCAGTCAAGAAAATGGCTAACGGCGGCTCTGTATCCTCCCGTGCAGACGGTATAGCTCAACGGGGCAAGACCCGTGGGAAGATGTGCTGATATGGCAACTCCGGGGCCAAAGCAAGTAGTCCAGTCCTTAAAAAAGGCTGGGTTTTACGGTGCAAGTAAACCTAAACGGCTTGGTATCATTAACAAGGTTACAACCAAACCGCAACGGATAGAGATGGTTGATAAGCTGTTTCTAGCAAAGAAAGTGGCAGGTAAAAAATGATGGCAAGTCGCGGTATGGGGGACATTAACCCCGATAAGATGCCCGGAGCTAAGCGTAAAGCTCGCCGCGATAATACTGACTTCACGCAGTATGCCGAAGGCGGTGAGGTAAAATCTAAAGTAAACGAAGCTGGCAACTACACCAAGCCCAGTTTACGCAAACGGATTTTTAACAGCGTCAAAGCTGCGGCGATTGTTGGTACAGGTGCAGGGCAATGGAGCGCGAGGAAAGCGCAAGTAATGGCTAAACGCTATAAAGCTGCTGGTGGTGGGTACAGAGATTGAAAGCTCCGCAGCAGTCCCTTAAAGATTGGGGTGACCAGAAATGGCGTACCAAGTCAGGTAAGCCTTCGTCAAAAACGGGGGAACGTTATCTACCAGAAGCTGCGATCAAAAGTCTCAGCAGTGCTGAGTATGCAGCCACCACCAAGGCAAAACGTGCTGGCAAGGCGGCAGGCAAACAGTTTGTAGCGCAACCTAAAACGATTGCAAAGAAAACGGCAGGATTTAGATGACCACTTCCGGAACCACGGCGTTTAACCCTGATCTAACGGAGATCATTGAGGAAGCGTTTGAACGCGCCGGTTCGGAGCTTCGCAGCGGTTACGACATGCGGACTGCTCGTCGTAGTCTTAACATCCTGTTTGCAGACTGGGCCAACCGTGGCATCAACATGTGGACGATTGACCAAGGCTCTTTCGCCTTGACGCAGGGGCAAAATACCTACGCCCTCCCAACAGATACGGTAGACCTGATAGAACACGTTATTCGTACCAATGCCAACAGCACAGCCAACCAAGCAGACCTAACAATCACCCGGATAAGCATCTCCACCTACGCCACGCTGCCTAACAAGCTGACGCAGGCAAGGCCGATTCAGGTGATGATCCAGAGGAATTCAGGGCAGACAGCAGATACAACGATCACCTTAAACGGTGCAGTAACAACGACTACTGCTACCACTATTACTCTAAGCTCAGTCATTGGGCTGGCTGCGGCAGGTTTTATTAAGCTGGACGATGAGATCATCTATTACGGGTACATCGTAGGAAACGTCCTAACCGCTTGCTCTAGGGGTCAGGCAAACACCACCGCAGCAACACACTTGACAGCAACCGCAGTCTATGTGTCCAACCCCCCGGCAATCTCGGTATGGCCTACCCCGGATGGATCGCAGACCTACACCTTTGTGTACTGGCGGCTGAAGCGTAACCAAGATGCAGGTGGGGGTGTAAATGACATGGCTGTTCCGTTTAGGTTCATCCCCTGCATAGCTGCGGGGCTGGCGTACTACTTGGCTATGAAGCTACCCAACGGGATGGAGCGTTTACAGGTCTTGAAGGCGCAGTATGATGAGGCATGGGAGATGGCTTCTACGGAGGATCGGGAGACAGCATCGCAACGGTTTGTGCCTCGGCAGATGTTCATAGGGTAGATCGTGGGTAACAGGTTCGCATCAGGTAAGAATGCGATAGCGGAGTGTGACCGCTGCGGGTTCCGGTACAAGCTAAAAGAGTTGAAGAAGGAGGTTGTAAAGACCAAGACCTACAACTTGCTGGTGTGCCCTACCTGCTGGACACCGGATCAGCCGCAGTTGCAGTTGGGGATGTACCCTGTAGATGACCCACAGGGGTTGCGTGACCCGCGCAGGGACTTGAGCTACTACGCATCAGGGCTGTTGGTAGATGGTTATCAGGGTGAAGGTAGTCGAATATTCCAGTGGGGCTGGAATCCAGTAGGCGGGGCTAGTGCCTTTACTAGCTTGCTGACGCCAAATTATTTGATATGTACCGCAGAACTTGGTACAGTAACGGTATCCGTAACTTAGGAGAAAATTGTGGCAAAAGCAGAATCAATGGCATCGGACAAGAAACAGGACGTTGCCCTCATCAAGAAAGCGTTTGGTCAGCACGATAGCCAAGAACACAAGGGTGGCAAGGGCACGGTGCTAAAATTGAAAAAGGGTGGCCCAACCAGCGAGGATCGTATGCGCGTAGGCCGCAACATGTCTCGCGCCAACAACCAGAAATCGGGGTAAACCATGATTAACAACAAACCTGCTTCAGCCTACGCGCAGCCGCACACGATGGACGGGAAGAAGATGACCAAGGCTCCTCAAGAGTTTGGTACGAACCCCGGTTTCCCACCTAACCGCAGCAAACTTGATACGCTTGACATGAGCGTTGGTTCTTTTAGCAAATCTGCGGGGGGTGAACCTATCAAGACTGATGGCATCAAAATCCGTGGTACTGGCGCTGCTACCAAAGGCGTGATGGCTCGGGGGCCGATGGCTTAATATGGACTACGCTGCGCTTGTTACTGCTGTCTCCGATTACACGGAGAACACTTTTCCCACGGTGAACATGAATATGTTTATCGCGCAGGCAGAGACACGCATCTACAACGCAGTACAGATTCCAGCCCTTAGAAAAACAGCAACAACAGCCCTAACAGCAAGTACGCCATACTTTAACGCGCCATCTGACTTTCTTGCAGTATATTCATTTGCGGTAGTTAATGCTAATGGTAGCTACACGTTTTTGCTTAACAAAGATGTCGATTTTATTCGTGAGGCATATCCAACCCCGGCAACAGCCGCAACTCCTAAGTACTATGCTATCTACGGGCCGCAGACAACGGCTACGGAGCTAAAATTTATTCTTGGCCCGACTCCCAGTGCAGCCTTGGCAACAGACCTACAGTACTTTTTCTACCCAGAGTCCATCATCCAGCGGCCTATCTTGACACTTGGCGCTATAACGGCAGGGACATCCTACACAACGGGGACATACAGCAATGTAAGTTTGACTGGAGGCTCTGGTTCTAACGCAGTAGCAACTATTGTTGTTTCTGGTGGCGGCGTTACCTCTGTAACAGTAACCAATGGTGGTACTGGTTTTGTTGTGGGCGACACCATGTCTGCGCTTGCGGCCAATATTGGCGGCACAGGGTCTGGGTTTTCCATTCCTGTGGCTACGGTAGGTAATACTACGGGAACAACTTGGCTTGGGGACAACTACGATCCTGTCCTGCTGTACGGTACGCTGGTTGAGGCTTACACCTACATGAAGGGTGAGCAGGACATGGTTATGCTGTACAACACCAAGTTCGGTGAGGCGTTGATTCAGCTTAAACGTCTGGGTGATGGTCTGGAGCGTCAGGATGCGTACCGTAGTGGGCAGGTTAGGATTGCAATAACATGAGCCTTTCCCAGACCCTAACCACCAGCTTCAAGCAGCAGTTGCTGCAAGGCGTCCATGACTTTGATACGGATACCTTCAAGGTGGCGCTATATACAGCTAGTGCAGACCTTAGTGCAACCACCACCGTTTACACAGCGACTGGGGAAGTTGTTGGTACGGGGTACACGGCTGGCGGGGATGCTACAACCACTTCGGTAAGCGTTACGGATACGACTGCCTTTGTTAACTTCAGCAACGTAGTCTGGACTGCGGCCCTTACAGCTAGGGGTGCTTTGATTTACAATTCGTCCAAGAGCAACAAGGCAGTTGCTGTCCTAGACTTCGGGGCTGATAAGACTTCGACTACCACGTTTACCGTTGCAATGCCAACAAATTCTTCAACTTCTGCCCTTATAAGATTACCCTAACAGAATATAGGCAACACGCAAACGGCAAGCTGGACTGCGGTTTCAACGAATTAGGAGCTATAGATGGCATCAACATGGTCAGCACTTAAAATAGAACTGCTTGAGACAGGGGCAAACTCAGGCACATGGGGTACGCTTACCAACATTAACCTTGGTGATGCAGTATTGGGTGAAGCTATTACAGGCTCTGCCACGGTAGATTTTCCAGCAGATGCGGATGTAACAGTTACATTAACAGACTCTGCAACTACCCAGTCAGCCAGAAACTTGCGTTTAAACATTACAGAAAGCGGAGCAGGCATAGCTTCTGTGCGTAATTTGATACTGGGTTCTGGTTGCCAGATTGAGAAGTTTTACCTAGTTAGAAATAATGGTACTGGAGCCAAGACGGTTAAAAACACTTCGGGTACGGGTATATCTGTCCCTGCTGGCAAGGCAACGCTGGTTTACAACGATGGTACGAATGTCGTTGATGGCGCTTCCTACTTCACTTCTTTGACCCTTGGTTCGGCCCTACCCGTAGCTTCTGGTGGTACAGGCTTAACTTCGGGAACTTCTGGTGGTGTACTGGGCTATACAGCTTCTGGCACATTAGCATCTTCCATTGCTTTGACAGCAAATGCATTGGTACTAGGCGGCGGTGCTACTGCGACTCCTACGCCTATGGGTAGTCTTGGAACAACTACTACAGTCTTGCACGGCAACGTTGCTGGCGCACCTACTTTTGGCGCGGTGTCTTTGACTGCTGATGTTAGCGGGACTCTTCCAGTAGCCAACGGTGGTACGGGGCAAGCATCCAATTTCACGCAGTACGGCGTAACATACGCCTCAACCATAACGGCTCTGGCGACTACAGCGGCTGGTACGTCAACCACAGTCCTTCACGGCAACGCTGCTGGCGCACCTACTTTTGGTGCTGTTGCTCTCGCTGCCGATGTAAGCGGCAACCTGCCTGTTGGCAATCTCAACTCAGGCACATCTGCAAGCGGCACAACTTTTTGGCGCGGTGATGGCACTTGGGCAACCCCCGCTGGTGGTGGTTCAGCCGCCACGCCGACTGCACTAGGAACCGTCTACGCCAAACAAACGACATCTGGAGGCACTCCGTTCCTGACTGCGTTTGGGTATAACGCTGGTGTAGTTAGCACCGGGGTTAACAACACATTTATGGGTGTGAGCGCGGGAATAGTTAATGTCGGCGGTACTGACAATGTGGCAATTGGCTTTGAAAGTCTAAAGGCAAATATATCAGCCCTTAACAATACTTGCGTAGGCGTTCAATCTGGATTTGCATCAATAGGCACTAACAATACTGCGTTTGGGTATAGAGCACTCTATAGTTCAAATAATGCTGCATCAGTAAATAATACCGCAATTGGCGCATTAGCGGGAAGTAACAGTGCAGGCGGCGCTAATATGTATGGTAATACGCTTATTGGAATGTATGCCGGGTATGTTACAACTGGGAACTATAATGCCTGCCTTGGTTATGCCACTGGATTTAATATTACATCAGGCACTTACAACGATTGCATAGGCGGTGAAGCGGGTACTGAAGCTGGTGTTGTTAACATAACAACGCAATCTAATTACATTGCGATGGGCAATAATGCCAAAACAAATGCGTACATTAAGATTGCATGGACTGTAACATCGGATGCTAGGGATAAAACAGAAGTAAAGCCAGTACCACATGGGTTGAGTTTTGTTAACCAGCTTAATCCTGTTGCTTTTAAGTTTACAAAGTCCCGCGAAGATGCTACACCAACTGGCGATGTGCGGTATGGTTTCTTAGCTCAAGATGTCTTGGCTCTTGAAGGTGCTGACTCGGTAGTGATTGATGCTAAAGACGCAGAAAATCTAAAGTACACCGACCAGAACATGACCGCCATTTTGGTCAAGGCAATACAAGAACTCAAAGCCGAATTCGACGCATATAAGGCAGCCCACCCATAAAGGAACCAAAAATGTGCAACGGCAACTGCAATCAGGGTAGGAACTGCGTTTGCCGACAGCCGACAGACTGGATAGCCATGTTCCGCAGGTGGTTTGGCTATGGAGTTCTTTGACGCGCTAGTTAAAGGGTGGCCGATCCTACTGGCGATAATCACTTTGATTATCGTGCTGGCAAAGATGGATATTAAGATTGCCGTGCTGGAAGAGAAGATTAAAACTCTGTTTGAGATATTTAATAAAAAATAATGCTAACCCTCCTCACCACCCTAGTCTCCTTCCTTGCCGGGGGTCTACCCAAACTACTTGGTTTCTTTCAGGATCGCGCTGACAAGAAGCAGGAAATACTGCTGGCCCAGATGCAGATTGGGCGTGAGTTGGAGATGAGGAAGCTGGGGTTTGAAGCGCAGCAACGGGTAGAGGAAGTACACCTACAGGGCCAACTAGTAGAGGCTGCGGCAACTGAACGCTCCGCTATGTATGCTCACGACATTGCGATTGGGCAAGGTGCTAGTCAGTGGATGATTAACCTCCGCGCTGGGGTGCGGCCCCTGATTACCTACGGTTTGTTCCTATTGCTGGTGTTCGTAGATGTGGCTGGGTTCGTCTATGCATGGAACCACAATGTGCCGTTTACCGAGATGCTGGACACCTTGTGGGATGCAGACACGCAGATCATCTGGGCTAGTGTGATTAGTTTCTGGTTCGGCAGTCAGGCGTTTGCCAAGAAATGAAAGTCTCGGATAAGTGCATAAAGCTAATCCGTCATTGGGAAGGTGTCCGTTACCGCCCATACCGTTGCAGTGCGCGTCTTTTCACCGTTGGAGTTGGTCATGTTTTATACCCCCTTCAGGGTCGTTTACCTCTGGATCAGCGACAGGATTTTCAGCTTCAGGAATCGGATAACCGCACCTTTTCAGAAGAGGAAGTAAATGGAATACTTCACAGCGATCTGGCTAGATTTGAACGGGGGGTCACCACTCTCTGCCCTATCCGTCTTACACAAGGTAGGTTTGATGCTCTTGTCAGCTTCTCTTTTAATTGTGGTCTGGGAACTCTCCAACGCAGTACGCTCAGGCAAAAGCTCCTACGAGGGGAGACAGAGGACGCAGCGCAGGAGCTATTGAAATATTGCATGGGAGGGGGTAAAATCCTCAAGGGGCTACAGAACCGCCGCATTGATGAACGCTCCCTGTTTCTATCGTAGGATGCCAAATGCCCTTACAGAAGATCGTACTCAAGCCGGGGGTTAACCGGGAGAACACTCGGTACACCAACGAAGGCGGGTACTACGAGTCTGAGAAGGTGCGCTTCCGGCAAGGTACTCCTGAGAAAATTGGCGGCTGGCTACGCATCTCTGCTTATACCTTCCTTGGCCTTTGCCGTTCCCTGTGGAACTGGGTTACCCTACTGGGAACCAACCTGCTGGGCGTTGGTACTAACCTGAAGTTTTACATTGGACGGGGCGGCGCGTATTTTGACATCACACCTATTAGAGCCACAACAACGCTTGGTGCAAACCCGTTTGTCGCTACAAATGGTTCAGCCGTCATCACCGTTACAGCCGCAGCACATGGCGCAATAAACAACGACTTTGTTACGTTTTCTGGGGCAGTAACCTTGGGGGGCAACATTACCGCAGCGGTGCTAAACGCTGAGTACCAAATAGTTTATGTAAACGCAAGCAGCTACACATTTACGGCAACAGCCACAGCCAACGGATCGGATTCTGGAGGAGGTGGTAGTGCCGTAGTCGCCACCTATCAGCTAAATACTGGCCCTGCGGTTTCCGTCCCACTTACTGGATGGGGTTCCGGTGGTTGGGGGCTGGGGCCGTGGGGAACTGGCGGCGGGGCTACGGATGTGCTTCGTGTCTGGAGCCAAAGCAACTACGGGGAAGACTTAATCTTTGGCCCCCGTGGGGGTGGTCTGTACTATTGGTATGCTGAAGATGTTAATGTTCGGGGTGTAAACGTCAACACGTTAGGTGGTATTGTTACGGTCACGATTGCTACTCCCGCAGTCATAACCCTGTCTAACACATTTGCCGAGAACACCCGGATACAACTTGCAACTACAGGCGCATTGCCTACGGGATTGGCTGTATCAACAACCTACTACTTACAGAACGTAATTTCTGGGGTTACCGCTAACTTGGCCCTGACCGCTGGTGGTGCGCTTATCAACACATCAGGTACGCAGTCTGGGGTGCACTCCATCTCCTTGTTGCTAGATGTCCCCGTATACCAAAACAACATAACCATATCAGACGTCAGTCGTTTTGTTCTTGTTTTTGGTTGCAACGACATAGCCACCTCCAGTCCTCTTGACCCCATGCTGATCCGGTGGTCAGATCAGGAATCCGTTGTGGATTGGTATCCCGCTGCTACTAATCAGGCTGGCTCCTTGCGGTTGTCTCACGGTTCAACGATCCTGACTACGGTACAGACTAGGCAAGAAATTGTGGTGTTTACCGACTCTTCTGTGTACTCGCTCCAGTACCTTGGCCCTCCGTTGGTGTGGGGTTCTACGCTTCTCGGAGATAACATCTCCATCATTGGCCCCAACGCTGCAATCATTGCATCGGGTATTATTTACTGGATGGGCGTGGATAAGTTCTACAAGTACGATGGGCGGATATCCACGCTGCGTTGTGATCTGCTCCGCTTTATCTTCGATGACACTAATTTAGATCAAGGCTACCAAGTCTTTGCGGGTACTAATGAAGGCTTTAATGAAGTCTGGTGGTTCTATTGCACTTCATCATCAACCGTAGTGGATACATATGTTGTGTACAACTACGTTGAAGATATCTGGTACTACGGAACAATGGGTAGAACCGCATGGTTGGACAGCGGACTAAGCAACTACCCGTTGGCTGCTACCTACTCAAACAATATCGTTAACCATGAAGCCGGGGTAGATGATGGTATAACAGGAACTCTTGCGCCGATTGCATCCTACATAACCTCATCCCAGTTTGACATTGGGGACGGTAACAACTTTGCGTTTGTCTGGCGGGTAATCCCTGACCTGACTTTCCGTGGGTCAACTGCGGTTAGCCCAAGCCTGACGATGCAATTGCAGCCACTTCAGAACTCCGGTTCCGGGTACAACAACCCCAAGTCCGTGGGGGGTACAGACACTACGGCAACACAGACAATTACGGGTACTCCACCAGCCACAGCCATTGCAGTAGATGAGTTTACAAGTCAGGTAAATATCAGAGTTCGTGGGCGGCAGATGAGCATAAAGGTTGCCGCTTCTGACTTAGGGGTGCAGTGGCAGTTGGGTAGACCCCGAATTGATATTCGTCCTGACGGGAGGCGGTAAGTGGCAACGCTACCTCCCATCTCTGTACCCGTACCTCCAAATCTTCCGCTGGCAACACCGGGGTACGAGGCGCGGTATCAGGAACAATTCAATAATATACTGCGGCTGTACTTCACACGGCTAAACAACCTTATTGGCACGTTGTTTGGGTCACTGGGTGGGCAGTACATAAACACGCCTTATGGAAGTTTTTTTGATACCACAACGCAGACTGCGGCTGTAAGCAACACGGCGTACCCAATTACATTTAATACTACCGCAGACTCAAATGGTATAGCGTTAGCGTCAACTACCTCACGGGTTACCGTAGTACAGTCTGGCATTTACAACGTGCAGTTCTCATTGCAGCTACATAAAACTAACGCATCCGTTGGCAACATCTACATATGGGGCCGTATAAATGGTGTGGATATAACGGCGTCTGCGAGTAAAATCGCTGTTCAAGGAAGCACCGCAGAAACGATAGCGGCGTGGAATCTTATAGTTGAGCTACAGGGCAACGACTACTTTGAGCTATTCTGGAGTGCCGACAATACTACCAGTCAACTTTTAGCTGTTGCAGCATCTTCTCCAGTACCCGCCATTCCTTCTGCTATTTTAACAATGGTCTTTGTATCGGCAATCCCACCATGATACGATCCACACTACAACCAACGGGGCAAATATGAGCCTACACGCACTAGCCGGTCACATGGCGTCCAGAGGGCGCGGCCCAGACACGATGCTCGTCCACATGACGCCGGGGGAAGTACACGGTCTGCAAGCCTTGGCGCTTAAACATGGCGGCTCCCTGACGATCAACCCCGAGACCGGACTTCCTGAAGCGGGGTTCCTGAGCAGTATCCTGCCGATGCTTGCTGGTCTTGCGCTTGCACCACTTACTGCTGGCACATCGTTGGCGTTCCTCGGTTCGTCTGCCTTGTCTACGGCACTTACGGTTGGTGGCATCACAGGTCTAGCTACGGGAAGCCTGAAGAAAGGTCTGATGGCAGGCATTGGTGCATGGGGCGGCTTTGGTCTTGGCGAGGCGCTGTCTGGCGCAGGTGCTAGTGCCTTGGCAGGGGAGAAGCTTGCAGGAGATGCCGTGGCAGGTGTTGCGGATGCAAGTTTAACTGCCGGAACTTCTAGTGCAGTCCCTGTTGCATCAGGCGCAGAGTTTGCTGGAACAGGCCCAATGCGATCTTTCATAAACGCATCCCCCACGGAGCTAATGTCTAGGGGATTAAGCGCAGCAACAGCATCCCCAACCGCTGCAATCGACTTTGCCAAAGCAAACATCAAACCAATCGCAGCCGCGCTGACTCCCATGGCAATGGACGCATTGAATCCAACAGCGACCAAGATGACGGAAGTGCCAAACACGGATCGGATTGTTGAATACGGGCCAGATGGTCAACTTAGTTCCATGAACGCAGGGCTGTACAACAAAATGGGTCTTAACTACTCCGACCTTGCACGGGGGTACAGCCTTCCGCAAACCGCAACGGGTGCAGGTGGTGGCATCGTTGCATTGAATCATGGGGGCATGGCTCATTTTGATGCGGGGGGTTTTACCAATGAGCAGGTTGCTTCCTATATAAGAGACAACAACCTAGACGCTGCTGGAGCGCAGAAAGCTGCAACGGCATTTGGGGTAAGCCCAGAACAACTCACGGCTGCACAAGGTCTTCTTGGCCCTACGGGTAATCTAGCTGGCGTGAACGCAGCACACAATGCATACCAAGCTGCCGTTGCCGGAAAGCCAGACCTAGTCGCGCAAAATGCGGCTTTTTCAACAGCAAATAATCTAACCACCAGCCCGACAGCAGGAAACTCCACCGCGTTCTTAACTGCTTCTAATACAGGCGGGATAGGACTTCCGGCGCTGGACACCAACCTTCGTGCATATGCAGATAATGTAAATCCGGCTTTTATAAACACATTACCCGGAGCAACGGGGGGTGGTCTTGATTCCTTGGCTGAGATACAAACGCGCATCCGTGCTGACATGGCTGCTAACGGTGTAAGCGAAGCGGATATACAACGAGCCACCGGGAAAACAGTTGCCCAACTTGCTGCACAGGGAGTGCCTGTTACAGTAGTTGGCGGCAGTGGGACAGATACAGTAGTTGGCGGCAGTGGGACAGATAGTGTAGCCGCAGTACCTGCGTCAGAGATATTTACTTCTGCCCCCACGTTAATGGGACAAGCTGCTGATCAACCGGGGCTTGCTTCTGGCGTAAGTGGAACTGCTGGCGCTGGTCAGATTGGTGGCGGCACAGTTAGGAACCAAGAAACGGGCATGATCGTAGAGTCCCCGCGCATTCCCGGCATCCCCGTAGGGGGGTTTACTGGCGCAGAAAATATGCGGGACATCTTTGAAACAGGTGGCGGCAGTCTTGGTTACACCTCTAAGGTTCCTGCTTCTTACGCGGACTTTCTTAAAGATAACGCGATGGATGGGGGCAGCAAAGACTGGATGGACTACCTGATGGGTAAAGGCCCACAACCAAGCAAACCCTATGTTGCAGGTGGGGGCGCTCCTTACCAGCCGTATATGGGGGCAGGAGTATCGACCAACCTACCGTACACATGGGACAAGGCTACGCAGAGCATGGTTCGCAACCCGGACTATGTGAAACCTACACGTGATTCTGAGACAGGCGCTGTTTCCTACGGCATGTCGGTGAATGAAATAAAGAAATTCCTGAACGACCCCGCAACGGCGAGCATGACTGGACAGGCGCTGTACGACTGGATGGTGAAGAACAATGCTAGCGCCGAGGATGTTGCCCTTGCGCGGGGGGTTCCTGCATCGGCTGTCTATTCGCAGATAATAAATTTTAAACCCACAGACTCCACAAAAACAACTGGTAATTTTGCCATGATTGCAGATGCTAAAACAGGTGACACGGTTAATTTAGATCAGACTTACGATCAAATATCTGGAAATAATATAACAATTACAGGTATTAAGCAGGCTGATGGAACTTTTCTCACCGAAGATAAAAAAAGGTACGACAAGGACGGCAAACCAATTAAGGCTGACGGTGGCATGATTGGGTATGCAGGGGGCGGTCTTGGTTCCCTTGGTGGCTACTCTGATGGCGGTAGGCTGCTTCGCGGCCCCGGTGATGGCGTATCTGACTCAATCCCTGCGACCATAGGGGGTCGCCAACCTGCCCGACTTGCGGATGGCGAGTTTGTGGTTCCGGCGCGTATTGTGTCTGAGTTGGGTAACGGTTCCACCGAAGCGGGTGCACGCAAGCTGTATCAGATGATGGATCGTGTGCAGCACAATCGCCGCAAGTCCATTGGTAAAGGCAGAGTGGCTACCAACAGCCGTTCCGACAAATTTCTTCCCGCATAAGGACAGATCATGGCTGATGCTACCCAAACAACGATAAACCAAACGTCGATTCCCGACTACGCCAAGCCGTACGTTCAAAACCTGCTAGGGCAGGCGCAGTATCAAACGGATACTAGCCAAAACCCCTACATGCAGTACATGGGAGACCGTGTAGCTGGCTTTACTCCGTTGCAGAAACAGTCGTATGAAAATGCGGCAATGATGCAGACGGCTCCGCAGTTGCAAGACGCGACGGCTATGGCGGGGCTTGCCGGGATGGGGGCGCTCAATACAGGTTTTGCTTACAACCCATACTCAGCATCGCAGGTAAACGCAGGAAAGTCGTTTACCGATCCGGGTGTAGCCCAGACTTTCATGAACCCGTACCAGCAGAATGTTACGGACATAGGACTGCGTAAAGCGCAAGAGCAGGCGGGTATAGCAAGTGCACAGCGCGGCGCACAGGCAACTCAAGGCGGGGCGTTTGGTGGTTCCCGCCAAGCCATAGGTAATGCGGCGGCGGCATCTGGCCTTGCTACTCAACTAGGTGATATCCAAGCGCAAGGCAACAACGCCGCCTACATGTCTGGCATGGGGCAGTACAACACGCAGCAAGGCGTCAACATGCAGGCGCAGTTGGCTAACCAGCAAGCGCAGCAATCTGCCGCTAACCTAAACGCACAGCAGGGTCAGTATGGTGCGGGACTTGGGTTGCAAGGGCTTCAGACTGCCATTACCGGAGCTAATGCTCTTGGTACGCTAGGCCAGACGCAGTACAACCAGAACATGGGCATCAACCAGATGCAGAACCAGCTTGGCGCACAACAACAGCAACAGGTTCAGCAGGGGCTTACCAACCAGTACGGTGACTTCCTGAACTACCAGAACCAGCCCTACAAGAACATGGGGTTCATGTCCGACATCCTGCGCGGCCTTCCCCTGACCCAACAAGCCAGTACGATGTATCAGGCACCACCGAGCGCCATGAGCACGGTAGCAGGACTAGCTGCAACAGGGATTGGCGCATACGGCGCACTTAAAGCAGGGGGCGGTTCGGTAGGGAATACATATGCCAAGGGCGGTCTTGTTCGCTCTGCGGGGTTGGCTGAGTTAGCTCTTTACAAAATGGCGTAAGGAAAATTATATGTACGCACCAAGCAGCGTTGCGCAGGCAGCGATTCCTAACCCCGATCAAATAACGCAGACGTTGGCTAGGATACAGCCCGATGCTGCATTGCAGCAATACGCTACGATGCACAAGAACGATCCGTACATCATGTCGCTTGCCGTTGCGGAAGCCAACCGCCGCAAGTCCCTGCGTGCACAGCCAATGCAACAGCAGCCCACCGTTGTCGATCAGAATATTGCAACAATGGCCCCCGCCCCAATGCCGGTTCCACAGCAGATGCCCCAGCAGGCAATGCCACCGCAGCAGATGGCCCAACAGCAACCGCTTCCCGAACAACAGGGCATTGGCGCTCTTCCTGCACGCAACATAGAGAACATGGCTGACGGCGGGATTGCTGGTTATGCAGATGATGAGGGGCCGGGGTATGCTGATAAGGGCGCTGTTGAAGACAGCAGCATGGACATTTTTAACAAAGCAATACAGATGGAGGGTATTACTGATCCCGCGCAGGTAGCTTTTGCAAAAGCTGTATTTGACCAAGAAAGTAGAAATAATGTTAGATCAAAAACTTCGCATAAAGGGGCCGTTGGTGGTATGCAGGTTATGCCCGGAACATTTAAGGATAACGCAGACAAAGGCATGCGTATAGATAACCCGCTTGATAATGCGCGTGTAGGTATTCGTTATGCCGTCAAGGGGTTTAAAGCAGCGGATGGTGATCCAAAACTTGCCGCCGTACACTACTACAGCGGCCTCGGTGGTATGCGTACTGTGGCTAAGGGGGGAGATGTCCCCGGCCCCGTAAATAAAGAAACGGGCAAACGCGATCCTTCTGCTCTTGAGTATGCTGCGCAACTTGCAACACGCTTGGTTCCAATTAGTGAAGCACAAGCAGAAAAACGTATTACGCCAGTTGGAAATGTGGCACAAATTCCAACCGGAGGTGCTTCCGGTAGAGATGGCATAGCAGACATAGTGCGTAGAAAAGACGCCGTTGAGCAGATTCCAACAGGGGGCGTCCCCGGTGCTGGCCCAACAGCAGCAAAACCAGAAGAACGTGGGTTCTTTGGGCGTGTAGGCGATACGCTGGGTCTTTCCCCAGAATCGCAGCGTAATATATCTAACCTCTCGCAGGCAGCAGGCGCTTCTATGGGCGCTGGTTTTATTCCAAGCTACGTTCCAAGAGTCCCCGGTGTTTTGTCGCAAGCTAAATCAGGCATTGCTGCTTTAGGTGAGCGTGCATATGAGGCGCTATACCCAAGTGGTCGGCTTACACCCGCGCAGATTAAAGCTATGCAAGCTGAAACAGCAGCGCAAAGAGGGGCCGAGGCAGCGCAGGCACCAGCTAAAGCGGCTGAAGCAGCACAGGCATCAGGGGCAATGAAAGAAGAAGCTGAAGTAGTAGCTCAAGCGGTTCGCGCACAACAAGCAGCAGAACAGGCAGCGGCGGCGGCAAAACTACCTAGTGTTGCGGAAGAAATACAAGGGGCTTCTCGTATTCGTGAAGCTACTGAGACAGGTCGCATGGCACAGGGGGCACAGACGGTTCAACAAGCGGGGCAGGTTGCGGGATTGGCTACCGTTCCCGATAAAATTCAAGCGGCTCCTGCTACCCCTAACGCAAATATGACTCTTCCTGCCCAGTATGCGGAGTACGGCAGAGGGCGGCAGTTTGCTCAAAACGCAGCTATACCACCTGAAGTCAAGAAGGAAGCTGTAGAAGCGGCCAAAGAAGAGATTCCCAAGTCGGAGCGCAAGGGGTTTGGCTACGAAGACCTGATGATGTTTGGCCTGCAACTGCTGGCAAGCAAGTCGCCGCATTTTGGGCAGGCTGTTGGCGAAGCCGGGGTCGGGGCCATAGGCGCTAAGATGGCGCGGGAAAAGGGCGAGACTGAACGGATTAAAGAAGGGGCGATGGCTGACTACTACAAGGAGCATGGCGCGTAC